TTTCTCCATCAAAAGTTCTGGATATGATGTTTACTTTGGATTGTCTTCTGCTGCTCTTGCACAGGAATGTGAGTTTGAAGTTGATGAGGGTGCTACCAAAGCAAAGATTAAGTCTGCATTTGCCAAGTCTCTCAAAACTAAAAAACTAAATAAGAAGGTCCTTGGCGAATTTATTTCTCTAGTAGCATGACAAAAGAAAATTGGAGAGAGATTGCTAAGGCATCAGAAAAAGATCCTAAGGTGCTTGAAATCCTTGAGAATGGTCCCAGATCACTCAGTCAGGCATACCTACTCGGAGCAATGAGATACAAATACGGAAAGACACAATAAGAAGTGTCACGAGGGGGGCGGAACTGCCCCCTTTTCCTTTTATAATGACTTCAGTTGAAACAAACAAATGTCTCGCACGAGGATGACTGACGACCAAATCATCAACGATCTTAAAGATACCTACGGCACGGAATTCACTGCTGCTGATGTTCGCGGTTATTGTGCGTCTCATGGTGTGTCCTACCCCACTGTCACCCGCCGTCTTGAAGAATATAAGGTTGGACGTGGCAAGTGGAATCTTGAGGTCACTCAAGAGACCGTTGAAGAACTTGAGCACACCTATCAGGCACCTGCTGTGATGCCTGCCTCTGAACAAAATCTCATTCCTCAAAAAGATGATACCTTCGTCAAGTTTGGCAATTTTAGTGACGTTAAGAAAATTATTCAGTCCCGTATATTTTACCCTACGTTTATCACGGGACTGTCGGGCAATGGTAAAACGCTTACAGTCGAACAAGCGTGCTCCCAACTCGGACGTGAACTTATCCGAGTCAACATTACAGTAGAAACCGATGAAGATGATCTTATTGGCGGTTTCCGTCTTGTTGGTGGAGAAACCGTTTGGCACAACGGACCCGTCATTGAAGCCTTGCAACGGGGTGCTGTGCTGCTCCTTGACGAGATCGACCTTGCCTCAAACAAAATCCTCTGTCTTCAGTCTATTCTCGAAGGAAAAGGAGTTTTCCTCAAGAAGATTGGCAAATGGGTTGCGCCCACAGAAGGTTTCCAAGTATTCGCTACTGCCAACACCAAAGGTAAAGGTAGTGAAGACGGACGATTCATTGGAACTAACGTGCTCAACGAAGCATTCCTTGAGCGTTTCCCTGTGACCTTTGAGCAGGAATATCCCAGTCCTGCTATTGAGGCAAAGATCCTTGGTAAGACCTGTGATGATGATCAGTTCACCACCAAACTGGTGGACTGGGCTGACATCATCCGTAAGACTTTCTATGATGGTGGTATCGAAGAGATCATTAGCACCCGCCGCCTGGTTCACATCGTAAAGGCATACAAAATCTTTGGTGATAAAGCAAAGGCAATCCAAGTCTGCATCAATCGTTTCGATGATGAAACGAAGCAAGCATTCCTGGAACTGTATGACAAAGTGGATGCTGACTTCCAAATGCCAGAGTTCAAACAATTTGCTATTGACACCCAGGAGTGATATAATATGATTAACTCATGGTCCTTTCTATTTGACGAATTAAATATGTACAATCAAGATTATTGGGAAGAGGATGGATTCAGTCTGACAGGTAATCCTGGCACTGCATCTCCAGACTCCATCGTTTTAGGTGGTTCTCGTCTTCCAGGTGGTATGGGTGATGATCACATCACATTTACTACAGATGATCCTATTACTAAAACTTCTAATTCTAAAAGGAAGTATAGTGAAGATGAAATCATCAAAGAACTGAAAGATTACATTACCCGAACATATGACCAGCACTATTCTGCTGGCGATGATAAGATTCAAACGCTTGATCTTATTGAAGCTTGTGGTGATGGTGAGGCATTCTGTCGCAGCAACATCCTCAAGTATGCGTCACGATATGATAAGAAGGGCACCGCCCGTCGTGACATTATGAAGATTCTGCACTATGCTGTTCTTCTAATGCATTTCAATGACAAGAATGCAAAGCGTGAAACTTACCCTCAGTGATGAAAATTCGTAATCCTATGAAACTCTCCAATAATACCCTTTCCCTGCTCAAGAACTTCTCTTCAATCAATCAGTCTATTCTATTCAAGAAAGGGAATACTCTTCGCACCATTAGTGTGATGAAGAACATTTTGGCAGAGGCAACTGTCACAGAAGACTTTGGTAAAGACTTTGGTGTCTATGATCTTAACCAGTTTCTGAATGGTCTGGGTCTTCACTCTAGTCCCGAACTTGACTTCGGTAACGATGGATATGTCGTTATTCGTGAAGGTAAATCACGTTCTAAGTATTTCTTTGCTGATCCCAGCGTCATTGTAACTCCTCCAGAAAAGAGTATCGAACTCCCTAGTGAAGATGTTCGTTTTGAACTCAGCACCGAACAACTGGACAAACTGCTGAAAGCAGCAGGTGTTTATCAACTGCCTGATCTTTCTGCTGTAGGTGAGAATGGTGTGGTCAAACTGGTTGTTCGTGATAAGAAAAACGACACTTCCAATGACTATGCTGTGGTTGTTGGTGAGACTGACAAGGTGTTCATGTTCAACTTCAAAGTGGAGAACATCAAAGTCCTTCCTGGAACTTATGAAGTGGTTGTGTCACAAAAACTTTTGTCACGATTTACCTCTAAGAACCACGATCTGACTTATTATATTGCTCTGGAACCAGACTCAACATTTGAGTGATGACCTTTGATGTTGCCATGAGAATCACCGGTAGTGCTCTTGCAATCATTGCCTACTTTGTGGTTCTTCATGTCAGCGTTGCTTTTGGAGTGCTTCTCCATTTCATTGGTGATGCTATTTCAGTTCCTTACTTTGTGAAGACAAAATCCTGGGATGTGGTTATAATGCTATCATTCCTTTTGATAATCTCTTTATCAAAAATATTATGAACATCTTCGTCACAACTCCCGATCCTCACATGTCTGCTCAGGTTCTTCCTGACAAACATGTGGTCAAGATGCCTTTGGAGGCATGTCAAATGCTCTCTATCATATACTCATCTTGGTACTATGATTGGGGTCCTATTCATAAAATGAATGGTGAACCATATGCCACCAAGAAAGGTGCTTTTCGTAATCATCCCTGCACTAAGTGGGCAGCAGAATCATTATTCAATACTGCTTGGTTGATCCAGCATGGATGTGCTCTTGCCCATGAATACTGGCATCGTTATGATAAGGTTCATTCCTGTGCTCAAACATTGTTTGAAGCAAAGAAGATGTTCCAAAATGTTTCTGGTCAAGCAATAACCTGCTACTCTATGGCAGACAATTACGCCCGCGCCATGCCTGATGAGTTTAAATTTGACACAAGCATCGACACTTTTACTGCTTACAAAATGTATATCGCATCCAAACCTTGGGTTGCATCTAATTATCTTCGTGACGAATCCAGAAAACCGGATTGGGTATAAATGAAACATATTCTTTTTACTTTGAAAGGATGTCCATTTAATTTACTTGATGATAAAGAGTTCATACGAATGGTTTTGTTTAGAGCATCAAAAGAATGTAAATCAACACTACTTGATCTGACAGTACATAAGTTTGATCCTCAAGGTGTGACTGGAATTGCTATGCTTGCTGAGAGTCATCTTAGTATCCACACTTGGCCAGAGAATGGTATGGCAGTTTGTGATGTCTTTACTTGTGGGGATACTGCTATACCTGAAAAAGGTGTAGAATATATGAAAGAACAATTGAAGGCAACTGATATTGTGTCAAATGAATTTGTTCGACCTTTAGAATGAAAACTACTTTAACAGTTGATGATGATGGGATTCTAACCTTCCCCGATGAACTCATGAAAGAAACTGGTTGGATAGAAGGGGATGTGCTAGAATGGATCCCTAATGATGATGGTTCGTTTACTTTGGTGAAAAAAGAACATGCGTGATGAATTTCTTTGGGTTGAGAAGTACCGACCCAAAACTATTGAAGAATGTATTTTACCAACTTCTATTAAGAAGACCTTTCAAGACTTCCTAGATAAAGGAGAGGTTCCCAATCTGTTGTTGTCAGGTCCCGCAGGTTGTGGTAAAACTACAGTAGCAAAAGCACTCTGCAATGAACTAGGAGTAGATTTTTATGTCATCAATGGATCCGATGAGGGACGCTTCCTTGATACGGTCAGAAATACTGCAAAGAATTTCGCTTCGACCGTATCACTTCAAGCGACTGGCAAACCCAAAGTCATCATCATCGATGAGGCTGATAACACAACAAACGACGTACAACTCTTACTTAGGGCGTTTTGTGAGGAGTTTCATGGGAACTGCAGGTTCATCTTTACCTGTAACTACAAAAACAAAATCATCGACCCCCTCCACTCCCGTTGTGCCGTCGTTGAATTTTCAATCAGAGGAAAAGAACGACAAGAACTCGCCGCCCAATTCTTCAAGCGGTTACAAACCATCCTGGATAAGGAGAGTGTTGGATATGAGTCGAAAGTTCTTGTCGAACTCATCAACAAACACTTCCCCGATTGGCGACGTGTCCTCAACGAATGTCAAAGATACTCGTCAGGTGGACAAATCGACACCGGTATTCTTGCCCATTTTTCCGATGTAAAGGTAAATGACCTCATTAAAAAACTCAAGGAGAAGGACTTTCCTGAGGTACGCAAGTGGCTCGTTTCTAATCTGGATAACGATACTTCTGTACTCCTTCGCCGTATCTATGATGCTCTATATGATGCCCTTAGCAACTCTAGCATTCCTGCTGCTGTGCTTGTTCTTGCTAAGTATCAGTACCAATCTGCCTTCGTTGCTGACCAAGAAATAAACATGCTTGCATGCCTTACTGAAATTATGGTGGAGTGTGAATTCAAATGACAAAACAAAAATTAAAAGCACAAGTTAAATCAAGGTTCTATTATGTCTTCTGGGGCACAGCAACTGTTGCTGTTGTTCTGGGTCAGTTGTATGTGGGAACTGGATATCGTATTCTTCATGGAGGGATGCAGGAACTGATGAACAAAGTTGATGGAGTGCTCCTCCATGCATCACCTGATGATGGTCCTAAATTTCTATGAAGTCTTACAAAACACCACTTCGTTATCCTGGCGGCAAGTCTCGTGCTTGCGTCAAGATGGATCAGTATATTCCTGATCTCAGGGATTTCAAAGAGTATCGCGAACCTTTCTTGGGTGGTGGATCTGTGGCAATTTACATTACAAAGAAGTATCCAAATCTCAATGTCTGGGTCAATGATTTGTATGAACCACTGGTCAATTTCTGGAAGACCTTACAGGATGACGGTCATGCTCTCTACAAACGACTTCAAGAACTGAAGTCTAAAAATCCAGAACCAGTATCAGCAAAACAATTATTTCTAGACGCTAAGGAGAAACTAAACGATGATTCAACATCCAACCTATCTGCTGCTGTGTGTTTTTATATTGTTAATAAGTGCTCTTTCTCTGGTCTCACTGAGTCCAGTTCCTTCAGCAAGCAAGCGTCAGTTAGCAATTTCTCGATGCGAGGCATTGATAAACTCCCTGGATATACCGAACTAATTGGTAACTGGAAGATCACTAATGGTCGCTATCAAGAACTGCTTACAGATGATAAGTCTACATTCACATATCTAGATCCCCCATACGAAATTGATTCTAACCTCTATGGGAAGAGAGGTAATATGCACAAAGGATTTGACCATGATGTTTTTGCTACCATCTGTGATCGATTTGTTGGACCTCAACTAATATCCTATAATTCATCTCAACTTATCAAAGACCGCTTCAAAGAATATCAAGCGGGTGAGTTTGACCTGACTTATACCATGCGTTCAGTTGGTGAATACATGCGCGAACAAAAAGACAGAAAGGAACTACTACTGTATAACTATGGAATTGAAGCACTGGCTGAACTCAATTAACTTCACCAAAGAAGATCTCTCAGAGGAGATCAAGACATATCCTCCATATATCATCAATCGTTGTCTATCGGGACACTTGGATTGTGTGATGTTTGCTAATGAAATGAATAAGCATCATCACCTAGACAAAGACATGCAATATTCTTTTTATCTAAATAGTCTCAGGAAAAAGAAGAGATTCTCTCCCTGGCTCCGAAAGGATAAAGTCACGGACCTAGAAAGCATCAAAAAATACTATGGATATAGTAATGAAAAAGCGTCCCAAGCTCTGAAAATCCTGACTAAAGAACAGATTAATTTTATTAAACAACGACTTGACACTGGAGGAATGTAATGACCATGACTGTTGAACCCACTGTAGAATGGTCTCAGGATCAAATGGTAGAAGTGGTTCTTAATGAACCAGATGACTTTCTCAAAGTTCGCGAAACTCTGACCCGTATTGGAGTTGCGTCCCGTAAGGAGAAGAAACTCTATCAGTCATGCCACATCCTGCACAAGCAGGGAAGATACTTCATTGTTCACTTTAAGGAACTGTTTGCCCTGGATGGCAAGCACGCAAACTTGACATTGAATGATGTTCAGAGACGCAACCGCATTGTCCGTCTCCTGGCAGACTGGGGACTGATCTCTGTGGTCAAACCAGACTCTGTGACTGACATTGCACCTTTGAACCAAATCAAAGTTCTGGCGTACAAGGATAAGTCGGATTGGGTTCTTGAGCAGAAGTATAATATTGGCAAGAAAGGAAAGACCCAGGAAACCGAATAAATAAGACTGAGACCTTTCGTGCGGTCTCTACGAAAGTCGGAACTTACAAGAGGTGTGGTTTACCCCATACCTCTTTTTTATGTCTGTGCTATAAATATATCGGATGCCTTCGGGGTCCACAAAACACAAACTCGCTTTTAAAGGAGCTACAATCATGGGAAACCTTGCACGGTATACTGCTGCGGACCTGC